CTAATCCTGTTGAGTTTTATGCTGGTGTAAACAGTACAGGCTCTGGTGTTATTCTTACCGCTGCTCCAGCTGCCGTAACAAGATACTGGGTAGGCGGCACAGGAAGCTGGACGGCATCTGCGACTGCTAACTGGTCGGCCACATCTGGAGGCGCTGGTGGTGCTTCTGTGCCCACATCCGCTGATACTGTCATATTTAATAGCGCATCAAATGCAACCGCATATTCTGTAACACTATCATCGGTAACTCCATTACGCTGCTACAGCTTGTCTGTAAGTGGACCAGCATCTGGTTCATTAGTATTCGCAGGATCTGCACAGCTTTGTATCACGCACGACTTTACAATGGCATCTACAGGAATAAGTAGAACATATACCGGTGCGATTACGTTTAGTGGTGCAGGCACAGGTAAAACGATCAGTTGTGGACAAACTCTAGCAAGTTCTATTACTTTTGCCACAACAGGTTCATGGTCATTAACTGCCGCTTTGAATATTGGCACATCTACACTGACAATAACAAGTGGCACATTCAACACTGCTGGATTTACTTTAACTGGTGCAACTCTGACATTAACATATTCGTCAGGAGCAACAACTCCTATATCATTATCCTTTGGTGCTTCTGCTATCAATCTAACAACGAGCATCAACTTTACCGGTTCATCTACGACAGTAAATCCTACTAACTTAACGTTCAGTTCTGGTACATCAACTATAACAATATCTGGAACAAGTAACGCATTTTATCATGGTGGTCAAACGTTTTATAATGTTGCGTTTACTGATCAGACTTCAGGCATCTCTGTTCCTTTGAATCAATCTATTTTTCCTGTAACATTCAACAACTTGACCATGTGGAATCCTGGAACAACAGGATATAAACAGTGTAACATATCGTCTAATATAACTGTGAACGGAACTCTGACATTCACACAAGGCACTAATAGTGCATCAAGACGCATATTCTTATTCAGTGGCACATTAGGAACACAGTACACGATTACTGCCGCTTCTGTATCAAACCTTAATAATATCGACTTTCGCGATATCAAATGTGCTGGTGCCGCTACTTGGTCAGGTACAAGTATTGGAGACTGTGGTGGCAATAGTGGCTTAACAGCATCAACACCAAAAACTGTATATTGGAGTTTAACTGCTGGTGGTTCTTGGGCAGCTGGTGTTCCTTGGGCAACAAGTTCTGGTGGTACACCTGCTGATGCTAACTTTCCACTAGCACAAGACACAGCTATTATTCAGAATACTGGATTAAACACATCTTCAACAATCACAATGGACAACATTTGGAATATCGGCACAGTCGATATGTCTACAAGAAGCAATACTTGGACTTTTGCTATCAGTAATGGTCCAACACTATATGGAAACTGGTTGTTAAGTTCTGCCACAACATACTCAGGTTCTGGTCAGTTAACATTCTCAGGTAGAGGCACTCAAACAATAACGAGTGGCGGCGCTTCTTATACTGGCACAAACCAATACATAATAAACTCATTTTCAGGAACTGTTCAACTTGCGGATGCTTTAGCGATATCGAGTTCTCTAGTTCTTACGTCTGGTACATTTAATGCGGCATCATATAATGTCACTGCTTCATTATTCAGTACGGCTGGTTCAAGTTCTAGAACATTGTCTATGGGATCTGGTACATGGTCACTAACATCAAATCCCACACCATGGACAATAACAACTACTACAGGGCTTACCTTTAATAAAGGATCAGCAAATATCAACTTAAGTGGTGGCAGCGGCACAAACTTTACTGGTGGTAGTTTGACGTACAATGGACTGTCATTTGGTGGATCAGGATTTAGTTCAACTAGTGCATTAACTGGAAATAATACATTCTCTGCTATTTCTTCATCTAGAACTGGTATCTGGTCGTTAAATCTGGGCACAACCATACAGTCGGTTGGAGCATTTTCTGTCTCTGGATCTTCTGGCAACTTAGTGTCGATTTTTGGCACATCAACCTCAACACCAGCAACTATGGTATATACTGGATCATCAACCGTAAATGTTGATTATATTTCAACATCAAGTCTTCGCGTATATAGTTTAACGAACACTTGGTATGCAGGTACGCACAGTGTAGATGGCGGCACTTTAGGATGGATATACGCAGCGATTGCTTCTACTGGAGTTTTGGGACAGTTTTTCTTTTTCTTTTAATGATGTAGATACGACGTCCATGATGTTTTAGTTGTTATAAATAGATGTAATATCAATCGGGGAGAGGGAACCGAAATGTCATCTACTAACTCAACATTCATCGCAAAGAATGGTATCATCGCTAATGGCAGTCTAATCTATGCTGTGGGTGGTACGACTAACGTAGGTATCAACAACACTTCTCCCGATGCTGCTCTTACTGTTACTGGTACAGCAAACGTTCAAGGCAACGTTGTAATCACTGGTACAGTGAATGCTGGTGCAAACGTAAACGTCACTGGTTCTCTTACCTCTACAATCAATGTCAACACTGTTACAGTCTATGCGTCAAATGCTAGTGTTGTTGCTGCTGGTAATGTTGTTATCAACTCTTCTGGCGTATCTGTTGCAAATGCTACTGGATCTCTTCTTGTTTCAACTATTGGAACAACTCAAGGTTTCTCTGCAAACGCATCACTAGTTACACTAGGTAACAGTACCGTAAACACACAGATCAATACAACACACTTCTTTACTGGTAACTCCACATCATATGGCTTTGGCAACTCAACATATGAAGCTTTAGTTACTGCGACTGGTGGTGTAAATGTCAGTGTATATCTAATCAACTCATCTTCTGCCAATGTTGGTAATAGCACAGTTTATGGATATGGCAACTCAGTTGTAGAAGCACTTTATAATCTAACAACAAACACAAGTGGTGTTCTAACCGCGTCAAACGTTGTTATTGGCAACTCAACTGCCAACTCAGTAATCAACTCAACAGCCGTGGTCACATCGATTGTTAATGCAACGGCAAACGTTTCTACCACAACAGTCTATGCGTCAAATGCTAGTGTTGTTGCTGCTGGTAATGTTGTTATCAACTCTTCTGGCGTATCTGTTGCAAATGCTACAGGCGCATTGCTTATTGGCACAATCGGTACTACAAATGGTTTCTCAGCAAATACAACATCAGTTGTATTAGGCAACACGTCTGTCGTTACTACTCTTACTCCAGGGACAATCACAGTAACTGGTCTCGCCAACGTAGGCAACGTCAATACAACAACTGTAAATGCCACAACGTTGAATGCAACAACAGTCAATGCTAACTTGGTTGGTACCACAGTCACAGCGAATGTTATTGCGACAACAGTTTCGGCAACAACAGTTACAGCTAACGTTTCTGCTATAGTAGTCAATACTGCTCAGGTAAATGCTACTGCTAATGTCACAGTCGGTGGTCTATTGAACGTCACAGGCAACTCTACCTTTGGTGCTAACGTTACAATCTCAGGCAATCTATACGTTACTGGTACTACTGTTCAACAAGGCACAACTTCGGCACAAGGCTCTATTATTCCAAATGCAAATGGTAGTTTGCTATTAGGTAATAGTGGTTTATGGTGGGCTAATATATATGTAGTTAACGTAAACTCAACAACAGTGTTTGGCAATCTAAATGCTGGCTTTGTTAATGCGTCGTCAAATGTTTATGTTGGAACAGCAGCGAATAGTGTTGCTGTAAACACAAACACAATCGTTATTGGTAACGCATCTGTCAATGCTACGATCAACTCAACAACATTTACTGGCACATCAAATAGCGCAAACTTTGTAGGTTCTGTATCAGCCGCTAATGTTGTATCTAACGCACAACTATCAGCAAATCTAGGAAACTATCAGACAACTGCTGGTCTATCTACAAACGTAGCAACACTTACTGCAAATAACTCAACCAACTTCAATGGTCAGCCAGCTAGTTATTATACCAATGCATCAAACATGTCATCTGGTACTTTGCCATATGCACAGCTTCCAACAAACATTGTAAACACAACAGCCGCTTTCACGATTGCAGGCAATACAACATTCACAGGCAATACTATTGCAAATGGGTTTGTATTCAGCACAACCTCGATTGTTCTAGCAAACGGTGCATTGTCTGGTGCTTCTGGCAAAGTTCTAATGTCGAACTCGATCAGTGGTGTTTATTGGGGTACAGTGACAACAAATCCAGGAACAGTCACATCTATTGCTTTTGCCAATGGCTTGAATGGTGGTACTATCACATCATCGGGCACAGTCTATGTTGCAAATGCGGATAACAGTATTGCAGTATCAGCCACTGGTGTTTCAGTCAATACAGCATATATTGCAACAACAAATCCTGGCTCATGGGCAAACTCGACCAATGGTTTCACTCTCAATAGTGCTGCTTGGGCTGCTCCAGGTTCTATTGGTACAACTACAGCAAACACAGCAAACTTTACCACACTAAACGCAGCAAGTCTAAACGTCTCGGGTGGTGCTACTGTTTCTGGTAACTTGACTGTCACTGGAAATCTAACACTTGCTGGTACTACAACATTCATCAACTCAACTGTTATCACAACAAATGATTTAAATCTTGTACTTGCGAACAGTGCAACAAATGCCATTACATCAAACAATGCTGGTATTGTTGTTGGCACATTTGCTAACTTGATTTACAACTCAGCTATTCCTGCATGGCAATCAAACGTTGCGTTTATTCCTGCTGCGAATAATCTAAATCTAGGCAACACAAGCTTTGTATGGAATCTTTATGCTAACAATATTTCTGGTAATGGCGCTAGTGTAACGAGTGTAAATGCAGTACAGCTTGGTGGTGTTTCATTAGGAACTGTCAATACAGCTATCACAAGCAATGCTTCGGCAGCTTACACAAACGCAACATCATATGCAGCAACTATTGCAGCTACCGCATTCACAAATGCTGTTGCTAATGCTGTCGCGAATACAAGCCAAGCTTATGCAAACTCAACAAACGGCTTAGGTATTAGTGGTACAGCAGCGAATGCTACTTTGTTTGCTGGATATTCTTGGGCTTCTCCTGCTGCTATTGGTGGTACTACCGCAAACTCTGGTATATTCACTACTGTTACGGCAACAGATCCCGGCTCTGGTACATCTGGTGCGTTTGTCCTTAGAACAAATACTTCAAATACTGCTATTATTCAAGTTGTTAATAATAACAATCAGGCGCAGTATTCATACATGCAAGCCAACTCTTCTGGTTGGTGGAACTGGACTGCAAACGCTTCATTCACAGGAAACGTTTCTGTATCTGGATCTTTTGTTGGTTCTGGTTCAGGGCTAACTGGTACAGGACTATCATTTACTGCTGGTACTGCAAACAATGCAACAAATCTCGGTGGTGTTGCGGCTGCAAGCTATGTCAACACTTCAGGCAACTACACAATCTCTGGTAACCACGCATTCACTGGTGGAGGCACAACAGTCAGCTATGGTGCTGGTTCATATGCAGTTGGCTATAGGGATATTCCACAGAATATTCAGAATACAAGCTATACAACCGCAGCATCAGATTCTGGTGGTCATATCTTCAATGCAGCCAATACAGGAACTTTGACATACACTATTGCCAATAACGCCACAGTTGCTTGGGCGAATGGTGCTGCTATCAGCATAATCAATGGCAATACTGCCACACTTACGATTGCTGGTGCGGGTAACGTTACAATCCAGTTAGCGGGAACTACAACAACAGGAAGCAGAACTCTAGTTGCTGGTGCAACTGCAACTTGTATTCGTGTTGCTGTTGATAGATGGTTTGTTGGTGGAGCAGGAGTATCATAATATGAGTGGTATTCAGATGGCGTTTCTTGGTTCGAAGAAATACTTTCCGCCAGTAACAAGAACATACACATCAGGCAGTGGAACTGATTCTATTCCTACTGGAGCATCACAAGTAGTTATTGAAACTTGGGGTGCTGGCGGTGGTGGTGGTCATGGTAGCAATATTTGTATAACTCAACCTGGCGGTGGCGGCGGAGCAGGTGCTTACTCAAAAAAAACTATATCTCTAACTTCTTCAAACTGGGGTCAAACGTTAAACTATGCAGTTGGAACTGCTGGTAGCGCCGGCAGTTCCGCAGCTGGAGGCACAGGAGGAACGACAACATCTTCTCAGAATACATTTACTACTTCTTTCTCTCTGACTGCAAACGGTGGCACTGGTGGTGCTGATGGATCTGGTACTGCATTTCAGGGCACAGGAGGAACAGCTAGTGGAGGAGACGTTAATACATCAGGCGGCGGTGGTGGTGGACAAACATCAAATGGCGCGGCATCTCCTAACGGTGGCGCTACTCAGACTACAAAAGGATCGTCTGGTAATCCGCCAGGTGGTGGTGGTGCGGGCGGTAACTTTAGTAATCCTAACGGAAACGTAGGCGGTGCTGGTGCTGCTGGACAAGTTACTTTCACATACACATAATGATCAAATCTCAATTCCAAAAACATGAAAATGTATATTGGCTAAAAATGGTATTCGAGAAAGCTGAAGATGTATTAGAGATGCATCAACATGGACCAAAGAACTATCATGATACAGTTGTTATCAACGGCAGTATAGAAGCATATGGTCCAGACAAAGAGTGGTTATATAAAGCCAATACTGGAGATTTTTTATATTACACCGATGATAAACAACATCACGAAATCAAAGCACTAGAAGACAATACAGTCATATTGAACTTATATCGTAATCCTATGCCACATGTTGATGATCTTCTTGGTCAATGGTTATAACATAAATAACAATAAACAATAGGAAGAAGCAATGGCAGTTCCAAACTCAAGAGAACAGTTCAAATACTATCTACTCAGAAGACTTGGCGCTCCTGTAATCAATATCGATGTTGATGACGATCAGGTAGAAGATCGTATTGATGAAGCTTTGACATTCTTCTGGGACTATCACTTCGAAGGTTCTGAAAAGACCTATTACAAGTATCAGGTAACTTCAACTGATATTGAAAATCAGTATATCACTCTACCATCGAACATCATTGGTGCAGTCAATCTATTCCCTGTTGGTGAATCGTTGTCATCAAACAATCTGTTCAACATTCGTTATCAGATCACATTGAACGATCTATATGACTTGACTGCTACAACGATGGTACCATACTATCTTGCTATGCAGCATATTCAGTTTCTTGAACAGCTTCTAGTCGGTCAACAGCCACTTCGCTTCAATCGTTACAACAACATTCTATATCTAGATATGGCTTGGGACATTGTACAACCAGGAAGCTTCTTAATCGTTGAAGCATATCAGATCATTGATCCAACCGTATATGGTGGAGTATGGTCAGATCGTTGGTTGACACAATATGCTGCTGCACTAGTCAAGCGTCAATGGGGCGACAACTTAACGAAGTATACAGGTATCAATCTACCAGGTGGAAACAAGTTTAACGGTGATAAGATCAGAGATGATGCTCAAAAAGAGATTGATAGACTAGAACAAGAGATGTATACCACTTGGAGTCTTCCTGTTGGAGACATGATCGGTTGACTGACATACTTTTATATGATTCGTTTATGTCATGTAAGGTATATCTTAAACAGTACATTACTGATTATATACAAGTTGGTGGACAAGTCAATAGATATTCTCGTATAAATATAGAAAATATCAAAGGAAAAGACCTTGCCCACCAACTTCTTCTTCAGGAACAGCGATTACAATCCTGAGCAGAATCTGCTACAGAATCTAGCAGACGAAATGATTCAGATTTTTGGTATCGATTGCTATTATCTTCCGAGAACAACAAACTATATTGATAAGTTATTTGATGAAGCACCAACGTCTTCATTTAACGTGGCTATTCCACTTGAAATGTATATTAATGATTATGAAGGTTTCCAAGGTGAAGGCGATCTACTCAGCAAGTTCGGGCTAAACGTAGCAGACAAACTTACACTATCGGTGAGTCGTCGTAGGTTCGCACAAGACATTGGTAGCATATACAACTTGATTCGCCCACAAGAAGGTGATCTTGTTTACTTTCCATTCACAACTGGTATTTTTGAAATCAAGTTCGTTGAACATGAAAGATCCTTCTACCAGACTGGATCGCTACAATACTTTGAGTTGCAGCTAGAGAAGTTCAACTACGATTCGGAACAGTTCAACACTGGCATCGCAAACATCGATTCGATCCAACAGAACTATTCAGTGGCAGACAGTAACTTCTGGTATCTCACCGAAGCAAGTTACGATCTTATTACCGAAGCTGGTTATGATATTGTCAACGAAACTTTTGTTCTAGATGAAATCGATCCATCAACACAGAATGAAGAGTTTGTAGCTTTGGCAAACACCTTCGTGGACTGGTCGGTTACTAATCCATTTGGGAACGACATTTAGATTTTGTGCTTTCTAGCAAAGTGCATAGGAAAGCCACATCTGGCCATTTCTTTTCTACACAAAACACAAGAGACTCTATGTTTGTTTCTATCTGCCGAAGCTGCTTTCCATTCGTCTGTGCATCTTGCCTTTGCTTTTTCTGACAAACGTTCGCGTAGTTCTTGATTATTCATTGCTTCTTTTGTTCCTATAGATATACTATTCTTTTCGTCATTTGTTCTAGGAACTTTATATCTATCGTTTTCCTCTCGTGATTTGGGATTTACTCTATATTTCATAAATCTTTTTCTGCAATTTTCCTTTTCTTCTTCTGATTTATTAGACCATCTGATTGAAGCTTCGCTTGACATCTTAGACAATCTTTCCACAGTAAAACTATTTCTTTGTTTTTGTTTTGTTTCTTCTGAAAGTTTATAACCACCAGAATTTCTCCAACGAATGTTGGATATCGCTTCATTTATATACATAGGACTTACATCTACATTGAAGTGTTTGTGTAGATAAGATTCGTGATTTATAGCAGATTCTCTTGTATCAAATATTTTTATGATTTTGGTTTTGAAAAATGAAGGATTTCGCTTCATCTCTTCAATCCAAACTTTCTTGTGTTTTTTTGATGTAACGGTTCCATGATATCCACTATTGATTTTGGATATCGTGCTGTAACCGATATAGAACGGAGGAAGTTTGTTGCCAATATAAATAGTAATATATGTACAATACATGCTGATGCTCCTTCAAAGCGTTAGAGTAGATGGGTTTCGGCCAAGTCACCGCGATCTACAACTATATTTATATAAACCGATTCGGGAGAAGTGTTATTTTTGGCAACAACTTTTATTTTGGCAGTATCAGAAAGTATATTGTTCTGTTTGGTTCGTTGTTCAATGATATTCTCATTGATCGCGTCAATGAGGCAGGAGATGCTGTTGATACGCTGAAAGTGCCATTATCATATGGTCCAAAAGATCGTTATCTCGTTCGACTTCAAGAGAACCCAGACTTGCTACGCCAGGTCAATCAGGTTCTACCTAGAATGTCTTTTGAAATCAAAAGTGTTGAATACGATTCATCGCGTAAGTTAAACACGGTTGGCAAGAATGTCAATCTAACAAATATGGGCAACACACTCGGGTATCAGTACAATCCTGTTCCGTACAACTTTAACATCGATCTATCGATTCTTGCTAGAAACGCCGATGATGCTTGTCGCATTGTAGAACAGATTTTGCCATTCTTCAAGCCAGAGTGGACAACAGCGATCAATCTCATTCCAGAAATGGGTATTGTGATGGATATTCCTGTTGTTTTAAAAAACATTCAGTATGAAGATACTTACGAAGCCAGTTTCAATGACCGCTATGCTATCATTTGGGAACTTCAGTTCGTTCTCAAAGGCTATATCTTTGGTCCAATCTCAACACAGGGCGTCATCAATACTGTTGATATCAACTTCCGTGTATCTGGTGATAACGATACTTTTGTTGGCACAATCAGTAACGGCAGTAACACAATCTTTACAAATGCCGATATTGATTCTATCGATGTTGGTTCTAGGATTACAGCAAACGTTCAAGGATTGCCAGCAAATACAACAGTAACCGCGGTAAATACGACATCGGTTTCACTTAGCAACATATATACTGGTTTAAACTCTAACGTAACCTTTACAACTTCTGGCAACTCTCCTATTGCAGAATATGTACAGATTACTCCTGGTCTAGATGCGAATGGAAATCCAACAAGCAATGCTTCCATTTCTATTCCTGTATCAGAGATTGAAGCTAACAGCAACTATGGTTACATAAAAGATTGGTTTACAAATATCGGGTGATATATGAACATAGCGAATAATCAAATCATTTCACAAAAACTAGGCCTTAGCCCAATGAACGACTCGGTTGGGTTTCCGACAAAGAAGTTGCCTACACAGGCTATTCTTGTTCAAGACGAATCGCAAACCAATGCAGAGAACGATTACGACTTTGCGCGTAAGAATCTCTATGACATCATCGAAGCTGGTCAGGAAGCACTCACAGACATGCTGGAGTTCGCAAAGCAGTCTCAGTCGGCATCTGCATACGAAGTTGTTGGCACACTGGTGAATGGCTTGGTGACAGCTAACCAGAAGCTATTGAACTTAAGCAAGCAAGTCAAAGAGATCCAGAAGATGGACAAAACACCAGAAGAAGCAGAAAAGACTACTGGTAATGTAACTAACAACCTATTTGTGGGAACAACCGCTGAGTTGCACAAACTGCTCAAAGGTGAATAATGGCAGAATACTATAATAATAACCAAAATCTAAAAGCCGTCAACGTTCCTGTTGAGTGGGATTTAGATAAGGTAAAAGAGTTTAAAAGATGTGCTGAAGATCAGATTTACTTTATTAAAACATACTGTAAGATTGTTAGTGTTGACGACGGTCTAATCAACTTCAATCTTTGGCCATTTCAGGAGAATATGGTCAATACATTTGAGACAAATCGTTTCTCTATTTGTAAACTGCTTCGTCAGTGCGGTAAGACAACTACAGTTTGCGCTTACATGCTGCATAAACTTCTTTTCAATAAAAACTATGCTATTGCTATTCTTGCCAACAAAGACATGCAGGCACGAGAAATCCTTAACCGTGTGAAGTTGATGTTTGAACATCTTCCCAACTGGTTACAGCAAGGCGTGAAGCGTTGGAATGAAGGCGACATTGAACTAGAGAACGGATCAAAGGCACTTGCATCAGCCACCGGTGGTTCTGCTGTTCGTGGTAAGACGTTCTCACTTCTATATCTTGATGAGTTTGCGTTCGTTCCTAACAACATTCAAGAATCATTCTTCGCTTCAGTTTATCCTACGATCACTTCAGGTAAGACAACTAAAGTTATCATCACTTCAACACCGAATGGGATGAACCTATTCTATAAGTTGTGGTCCGATTCGGAACAAGGGCGTAACACATACGTTCGCTGCTCTGTTAACTGGAGAGACGTTCCTGGTCGTGACGAAGCATTCAAAGATGAATATATCAAAAACACCAGTGAACGTCAGTGGAGACAGGAATTTGAATGTGTTGCAGAAGAAACTATGATAGATGTCTACGATACAACAACAAATGAATATATGTGCATTCCTATAAGTCAACTATATAATACACTTTGAGATAGAGTTTCTTGGTTTTATAAATACAATAGAACTAGGAGATTTTTATGCATAGAAAAATATATGAAAAAGAGTATGGTCCTATTCCGAGAGATACAGAAGGTAGATCATATGAAATACATCATGTTGATGGTAACCATGCCAATAATGATATCATGAATCTTACTTGCGTGAGTATACAAGAACACTATGATATACACTATTCGCAGGGTGACTATGGCGCTTGTGTAATGATAGCAAAACGAATGGGTATGTCTCCGACATATATTAGTGATATACAAAAAGGTAAGAAAAGACCTGGTGTTGGCGGTGTAAAAAAGGGAACCACACCTTGGAATAAAGGCATCAGTGGATATTCTTTACCTAAAGCAAGTGAAGCAAAGAGAGGTAAAGTTTATCACAGCAAACTTGGTGAAAATGTTGACGCTATACTTGAACTATACAACACTAGACCATATATTGATGGAGTGGGTAAAGTTCAAAAGAATGGTAAAGTTTTATCATATGAACAAGCATTTAGTAAAAAGTATGCAGAAGAATATGGCGTAACATCTGCATGTATTAGAAAACTAGTAACAGGTAAAAGTTTCAGTGCAGTATAAAGAAAACACAAGATACAGAATAAAAACTCCTTTAGGATATAAAGATTTTTCTGGTGTGGTGTCAAAAACTACAGATACTTTGATTCGCTTTGATTTTGATGATACGTTTATTAGAGTATCACCTAAACATGTCTTTTTGACAGATAGTGGATTTTCTTTTGCAAAAGATTTGTCAATAGGACAAACAATAACTGGGAAAAAAATATCTAAGATTACGCTACTTACAGAAGGACCATATATAGTTTATGATCCAGTAGGCGTTGAAGAATCTGAAACATACTACTCTAATGATGTTGTGTCACACAATACAGAGTTCCTTGGTTCATCTAATACACTGATTGATGGTAACAAACTAGCACAGCTTACCTACATTGATCCTATTCTAACAAACAATGATGTTGATATGTATGAGGACGTGAATGAAAGTCGCGTCTATGCTACTGTGGTTGATACATCCCGTGGTTCTGGTATCGATTATTCTGCATTCATTGTGTTTGACATCACAGACGTACCATATCGAGTGGTAGCAAAATATCGTAATAATGAAATCGAATCTTTGGTTTATCCTACGATCATCTACAACGTGTCGCGACATTACAATGATGCATATGTTCTAGTTGAAATCAATGACGTTGGCCAACAGGTGGTGGACATTCTACAGCACGATCTAGAATATGAAAACGTACTATCAACAAAGACTAAAGGTCGCGCTGGCCAGAAGATCGGCGGCACTATGGGCGGTGTTCGTTTTGCTATGGGTGTTCGTACCACAACACAAGTCAAGCGTATTGGTTGTGCCAACTTTAAGAGTTTGGTTGAGAATGATAAGCTGATAATCAATGACTATGATCTTCTTCAAGAAATGTATCGCTTTGTTGAACACAATGCAAAGTATCAAGCCGAAGAAGGAAGTCATGATGACCTTGTTATGTGCTGCGTTCTGTTCTCTTGGTTAGTACATCAAGACTATTTCAAAGAACTAAGCAACAACGATGCAAGACTTGAAGTTTTGGCCAACAATCAGAGACTTATTGAAGAAAATCTTGTGCCATTTGGTTATGTTGATGAAGCATGGGAAGATCCCAATGCAGGTGATGATTTCGAATCGTCATTCAGACAGTGGTTGATGATGTAGCATCTAGTATTAGTTTTTTATAAATACAATCAAAGCAAACATAATCATAACCTGTTTTTGCGATAAGGGAGATAACAATGGCAATTCAAGTCAGTCCAGGCGTAAGCGTTACCGAATACGATGCAACCACAACAGTACCTGTCGTTTCGACCACAACTGGCGCTATTGCTGGTGTGTTTCGTTGGGGTCCAATCGGTCAGCTAGTTCTAGTTGATTCAGAAGTAACTCTATGGAAGCGTTTTGGTAAGCCAACCAATCTAAACGCCGAAACATTTTTCACAGCCGCAAACTTCCTTGCTTATGGTAACTCACTATACGTAAGTCGCGCTGCTAACACAACAGATACTACAACTGACGGCTATGGTACATTTAGTGCTATCGCTGATACAAGTGGCGCTATTGTTGCTAACGTTGCTGGTAATACGTATTGGGGTTCGAACGTTAACGCAAACTTCAATATCACAAACCAGACAGCATATAATACTGCTGCAAACAATGGTCAGTTTTCTTCAAATCCAACATACCTCTATACTGCAAAGTATCCAGGTGCAATCGGTAGCAGCCTTACAATCTCAACGGTTGATACTGCTAACGCATATTCATCAAACTTGGTGAATATCTCAAATACAACATTCACATTCAACTCGAATACTGCTGTACTTTCATTCAACGATACTTCAGCCATCATCAATGCTGCTACTGCTGCTGCTAACCTAGCTTCATATGTTGCATATCAAGCATTAACAGTTGGTGACTGGATCACAGTTGGTAACACAACAATCGGTACACAGACACTACAGGTTGCTTCGAAGGGCACTGCTCCTGCACTAGTAATCAATGCTGGCGTAACATTCACTGCTTCGTCAAACACTGTTACTGGTCTAAGCGGAATGACAAATGCTTACATTGGTTATTCTGTAAGTGCTTCTATTGCTGGTCTTGCTAACAACACCACAATCGTTTCTGTTCCAAGTTCAACATCAGTTGTTCTATCAAGCGCATTCACAGGATCAACCGGTTCAGCAACAATCAAAGCTGCACAAGAGTTCCTAAACCTTTCATTCTATACTCCATACACAATCTCAACACCTTGGAACGTTTCAGGTAACGTTGGTCGTCTATGGCAGTATTACAGTTCTGTAACTGGTGCACCAGCGGTTTCTTACTACGGTCAGAACTATGGCAATAGTGCTGCTGTTGATCAGATCCATGCTGTTGTCACAGATACACTAGGCAAGTTCACTGGCGTTCCAGGGCAGATCCTAGAAGTATTCCAGGGAATGTCACGCGCTACAGATTCTAAGACTGTTGATGGTGCAACCAACTACTATCTCAACATTCTAAATCAAAACTCAAACTATGTTTGGGTAACAAATCTACCAACTGCCTCATATGCAAACACTTCAGCGAATATGACAACATTGACCGATGTTGTTCCTACATCTATCGCATTTGCTGGTGGTCAAGACGGCTTCTCAGAAAGCAATGTTGGCACAAACATCGGTGCAATCACTGCTGCTTATGACCAATATAAGTCAACAGAGCGTGCTTCAATCTCGCTTCTATTGACTGGTAAGTCAGACGAAACAAATAGAACGCTACTTGGCAACTATCTAATCCAGAACATTGCTCAGCCACGTATGGACTGCGTTGTGTTCATTTCACCAAATGCTTCATCAGTTGTCAACAACGTAGGTAATGAACTTGCTTCTGTTCAAAACTTCCGTGCTGGCTTAACAGCATCTTCATATGGTGTCATGGATTCTGGCTACAAATATCAGTACGACAAGTACAATGACGTATACCGTTATGTTCCACTAAATGGCGACATTGCTGGTCTATGCGTCTATACTGATACGACTAAAGATCCATGGTGGTCACCTGCTGGTTTCAATCGTGGTCAGATCAAGAATATTGTCAAGCTTGCTTACAATCCAACCAAGACAGATCGCGATGTTCTATATCCACTAGGCGTTAATCCAGTTGTGACTTTCCCAGGTCAAGGAACAATCCTATACGGCGATAAGACATTAGCAAACCCATCAGCGTTTGATCGTATTAACGTTCGTCGTCTATTCATTATTCTTGAAAAGACAATCGCACAAGCTGCACAGAACTTGCTATTCGAGTTCAACAACTCGTTTACACAAACACAGTTTGTTTCACTTGTTACACCATTCTTGCAACAGGTACAAGGTCGCCAGGGCATTACTGATTTCCAAGTTGTTTGCGATTCAACAAACAATACACAAGCAGTCATTGATGCAAATCAGTTCGTCGGCGACATTTATATCAAACCAGCACGTTCAATCAACTTTATCCAGTTGAACTTCGTTGCTGTAAGAACAGGTGTTGACTTCTCTGAAATTACGGCTGCTATCTAAGGCTAATGAGATAAAATAGGAGAATAATCAATGACCTTTAGCGTTAACGATATTAAATCAAATCTAACTGGGGGCGGCGCTAGACAGTCGCTCTTCAGTGTTCAGTTCAACAATCCAGGAAATCCTCTTGCAGATAGGAAGATGCCTTTCATGATAAAGGCATCTTCTATTCCAGAAGCAAGACTAGGAAACATTCAAGTTCCTTATTTTGGTCGTAAGATTAATCTTGCGGGTGACCGTACATATGCGGATTGGACAGTAACCGTAATCAATGATGAAGACTTTTTAGTCCGCAATGCTATGGAAGATTGGTCAAATAAAATCAATAGTTTTCAAGGCAACTTAAGAACTATAGCGGGAGGATCATCATCACCACTTGCATACAAAGCAGATGCTACTGTTACGCAATATAGCAAGACAGGCGCGGCTATTCGCCAATATACTTTTCATGGTATCTATCCTGCTGATATTTCTGCAATCGATCTAGACTGGAACACAACAGATCAGATCGAAGAGTTCCGCGTAACATTCATGTACGATTGGTGGGAGGTCAAACCCGGTCCAACAGGCAATGCTGGCGGTAACTAATATAAGTAGACTGTAAAGGTTTACTGAGGAATTGTTATGGTAAAGTTATTTGGTTGGGAATTCAAGAGAGAAGAAGAACAACTAGACATCCCATCATTTGCTCCTAGAGAGACAGATGATGGGGCTCTAGTTGTTTCTGCTGGTGGTACTTACGGTACGTATCTCGACTTAGAAGGTTCTGCTAGAACTGAAGCCGAAATCGTTGCCAAGTATCGCGAAATGTCTATTCAGCCAGAAGTAGAACTGGCGGTTAATGATATCGTTTCGGAAGCGATTGTTAAAGAAGACAATAAAAAGATTGTCGAAATCAATCTAGACGATCTAGAATATGCCGACAATATCAAAGAACGTATTTCTCAAGAATGGGAAAAAGTTTCAGAGTTATTTGATTTTAATAACTACGGCTACGAAATCTTCAAGCGTTGGTACGTTGATGGTCGTCTATACTACCACGTGATGATCGACATCAATGATCCTCGTTCAGGCATCAAAGAACTACGCTATATTGATCCACGTAAGATCAGAAAGATCCGTCCAGTCAAGCGTGTTCGTAAAGGGCAGATTTACACCAACGTAACAGACTCAGAGTTCTACATGTATAATGAACGCGGCTTCAAAGGCGCTTCTGCTACCGGTATGGACAATCAGGGGCTACAGATCGCCAAGGACTCAATCGTCCACGTCACATCTGGTGTGGTCGATAAAGATAATAAAATCGTCCTTGGCTATCTACACAAAGCAATCAAGCCACTTAACCAGCTTCGTATTCTAGAAGACGCTACGGTCATCTACCGTATCTCTCGTGCGCCAGAGCGTCGTATCTTCTCAATCGATGTTGGCAATCTACCAAAAATGAAAGCCGAGCAGTATGTTCGCGACATCATGGTCAAGCACAAAAACCGCTTGATCTACGATGCCACGACAGGCAACATTCGTGATGATCGTAAGTTTATGACGATGCTAGAAGACTTCTGGTTCCCTCGCCGTGCTGATGGTGGTGGTACTCAGGTTACTACATTGCCTTCAGGTCAGAACCTAGGCGAACTAGCCGACGTTGAATATTTTGAAAAGAAACTTTATCAGTCGCTAAACGTTCCTGTGTCTCGCATGATCAGCGACTCTGGATTCAATCTAGGGCGTTCATCTGAAATCAGCCGCGATGAGTTGAAGTTTCAGAAGTTCATTCTTCGCCTTCGTACCAAGTTTGCAGAACTATTCTACAAGACACTTGAAAAGCAGCTTATTCTAACTGGTGTTATTTCAGACGTAGACTGGAAAGACATTCACAATAAGATTCACTTTGACTTTCAGGTTGACAACTACTTCGCAGAGTTGAAGCAAGCTGAAATCATTACAAACAGAATCAATACACTTGCTCTAGTTGATCCATATGTTGGTAAGTATTACTCAGAAGAGTGGGTACAGAAGCAGATCCTACAGCTATCAGATGATGATATTGCACAGATGCAGATTGAAATGCAAGAAGATGTAGAGAAGAACTTTGAGTTGCAGAAACAACAAATGGAACTTCAAGCACAACTTCCTCAGCCACAAATGCCTGATGACGGTTCTGGTGCACCAGCTGGACCTCCTGGACAACAACAAAGTGGGCCAGAAGAACCCCAGCTAAGTCAGTAATACTATAAATATAAATAAGAATAATCAAAAAGTGGAGAATATTATGTCAGACTATGATTCATCAGATATCGTTAACTTTGCTATTGACGGTAATATTGTCGGAGTTCAAGCAGCCGTTGATTCTATTCTAAAGGATCGCGTTGCAGAAATCCTAGACGATAAGAAGATTGAAGTAGCAAAGAAGTTTTTTAACACAGAGGACTAATATGGCTGACCAAGACAACAAATCAAAGATGGCGATTCCAAATCAGCCTAAGGACTTGGCTCGTAAACTAGTCAAGGCTCCTGCTGAAGACATTGCCAACTACGTTCTTGGTGATGCAGCTAAAGCTGGCATTAAGAAGTTTGGTGCAGCACATCCAACACTTAGACGCAATCAGCCAAATATGTCTCCAAAAGAAAATGAAGACACTTTTGATGGTGGTAGCGTAAAAGATGATACAACTCGCCGCGCCGATTATGAAACTGGCCAAGACGAAGCTGCATATCGTAACGGACATGGCGAAACAAACAAAGAAAAAATCAAAAAGAAAGTTGCCGAATCTGTAGTTGCTATGGCTGCACGTAAGGTAAAGGTAGAACCAGTCAATGCACAAAAGAAAGGTGCAATGTCTACGCATGGTTCAGAGCATGAAACCTCAGAAGTTGCTGGTGATGAAACATCAGAACCGCAACAAAAGAAGCATCATGTAAAGATTCCACCACAGGTTGTTACCAGTGAAGCGTATCTATCAGAACTAGGTGAGCCAATGGCTCCTGCTCCAGCAACTTCAGACAGCCCAGGTTGGTCAGGTCAATCATCTTCATCAGATCAGCCAGGAATGGGCAAAGACGGCAGCAACAAGAACACAGATTCAGATGCTGGCGACGATGACAGCGACGAAGGTGCAGACGAAACTGTAACTGCCGCCCGTGACAATCTTGAAGTGATTGCTACACAAGCCGCCGAACTATACGAAAACATTGAAGACACCGCAAAGCTTCCTGATTGGGTTCTAGAAAAACTAGAACTAGCCAAGAACTTTGTCAACTCAGTCGCAAAGCATATCTCGGACACTAAGGACGAAGATAGTGACGATGAAGACGATGACGGTTCAGAAAACAAAGACAACACCGATACAGCAAAGCCAACTGCTTTCAAAAACAACGGTGAGCAAGCACTAGCTAAAGAAGAAGTCCTATCAGCTAAAGCTGGTCGCGCAGGCAAAGACTTGGGCAAACCAGGCAAAAGCTTTGCTATGATTGCTGCTAAAGCTGGTAAGAAATACGGTTCAAAAGAGAGCGGCGAAAAGGTTGCTGGTGCAATACTCGCTAAGATTCGCAAAGCACACGGAGTAAAGTAAGATGAAACTCATTTGCGAAATGCTAGACAGCAAACTTGATGTTCTAAAAGAAGCCACTGAAGGTGGCAAGAAGCAATATCATGTTGAAGGTGTTTTTCTCATGGGTGATCGCCCTAACAAGAACGGTCGTATCTATGAGTCAAAAGTTCTTGCTAAAGAAGTCGCTCGTTACACAAAAGAACTTATTGAAACAAATCGCGCATACGGTGAACTAGGTCACCCTGCTGGTCCATCAATCAATCTAGATCGTGTTTGCATGATGATCAAGTCGCTTCGCCAAGAAGGGTCAGACTTCATTGGTAAAGCAAAGATCACAGAAACACCAATGGGATTGATTGTAAAGAATCTTTTAGATGAAGGCGCAAACTTAGGCGTTTCATCGCGTGGCATGGGAACACTAAAATCAGTCGATGGCATCATGCGCGTTCAAGATGACTTTATGCTTGCCACTGCTGCTGATATTGTTGCTGATCCTTCCGCACACAATGCATTCGTTCGTGGCGTAATGGAAAACGTTGAATGGGTTTATGACGTTGCTGCTGGTTCTTGGAGAGCCGCAGAGAAACTAGAAGAAACCAAAAAAGAACTAAAGAAGATGTCGATGACGGAGATTTCTAATAATCAAATGCGTCTTTTCGAAAACTATCTAAGTTCTCTCGCGACGAAAACATTTTTATAAATAGCATATAGTAAATAAAAGGAAGCAATAGTCATGGAAGAAAAGACCATTCAAGATAAGGATCTTCGCGATATCGCAGAGAAAGCAGCCCGACATGCACATAAATCTGGCATGTCAAAGGAAGAAGCCCATCAGCATATCTATGATGAAGTAGAAGATGCTAATGAAGGTCATCCACACGCTGCTGCTGTTGCTCACGGAAAACGCCACTACGCAAAGGTATGTTCAATGAAAGAAGAAAATCTACAAGAGTTCGCCGCTTCCGATGGTATCAGCCACACAGCCGATCCACTAGGTAAGGATGGTCATAAAGGTCGTGATGCTGATAAGCTATCAGGTGGTCAAGAAGCAATGCCACAGTTTGCTACTAAAGCAGAAGCTATCAATGCTCTTATGGCACACGTTTCAGGTATGCCAACACAGAAGATCGGTGATATCTTCAAGGGTCTAACCGACGACAACTTCAAGCACGATGCATCAAAAGCCAAAGCTACTCGCCGTAATCCTGGTGCAATGGCCAAGGACGATATGTCAGACGGCGAAACTATCGCACAAATGCATCTCTCACCAACATCAGCTAAGGGTTCATCAGCCGCTACTATCGCTGCTGAAGACCTAGACATCATGTTTGGTGGTGAAGAACTATCAGAAGAAGTACGTGAAAAAGCACGTACCATTTTTGAAGCTGCTGTTAATGCGCGTCTATACGCTGAAGTTGCCCGCATCGAAGAAGAGTTTGAATCAAATCTAGTTGAAGCCCTAGCAGACAAGATTGAACAACTATCAGAGAACGTTGACAAGTATCTCTCATATGCCGTCGAACAATGGGTTGCAGATAATGAGATTGCTATTGAATCGGGTCTAAAGGCTGAAGTCGTTGAAGGCTTCATTCATGGTCTTAAGGATCTATTTGAACAAAACTATGTTGATATTCCAGAAGACAAAGTTGATGTTATCGAAGAACTATCACAGCAAGTGATTGATCTTGAAAGCCGCGTCAACTCAGTTGTTAAAGAAAATGTTGAGTTGAAGGATTATGTCGATTCTCTAGAAGTTGATAGAGTATTCGCAGAAGCAGTTGATACACTTCCTCTAACACAACAAGAAAAGCTTCGTTCACTTGTTGAAGGCATCGAATATTCAGACGTGACTGAGTTCACTAAGAAGCTTGGTGTAATCAAAGAGACCTACTTCCCAACTGAAGGTGGAAAGAAAACAGTCGCTTTGACCGAAGCAACAGACTATGAAACTGATGACGATGATCATTCAGACGTATCTGGACCAATGTCAGTATACATGAGAGCAATTTCGCAATCTGCAAAAAAGTAAAAATATAAATAACTGTAACCCAAATAGAAAGAAAAAGGGAGAACACAATGTTACTCAACGAACAGATCCAATCAAAGTGGGGCCCAGTGCTTGAACATCCTGATCTTCCAAAGATCCAAGATGCACACAAGCGTTCGGTTGTTGCACAGCTACTTGAAAACACCGAAACCGCTCTACGCGAAGCTGGTGCCCAAGGCTCAATGCAGTCACTTCTAGAAACTTCAGACTCAGCCCCAACTAACGTTTCAGGTGGTTCACTAAACTACGATCCAGTGCTTATCTCACTAGTTCGTCGTGCGATGCCTAACCTAATCGCTTATGACATCTGCGGTGTTCAGCCAATGACTGGTCCAACTGGGCTAATCTTCGCTCTACGTCCACAGTATTCAAACCAGGCTGGCAACGATGCGTTCTACTACGAACCAAACACTGCCCAGTCATCATACTACGGCTCAAACGCTTCTATCACTGCTAATACAACTGTTGGTAACACACAGGTTGTCGGTGGTGCTTCAAGCGATCTTGGTGGCGTCTATGGCGTTTCAAACACTGTCATTGTTTCAGGTAACTCACAGACCTACAACTTTGAAGGTGGTATGCAGACCTCATATGCTGAACAGCTAGGTTCAACCACACTAGGCAACGATTTTGCTCAGATGGCCTTCTCAATCGATAAGGTTACTGTTACTGCAAACTCACGCGCTCTAAAGGCTGAATATTCAATCGAACTAGCCCAGGATCTAAAAGCAATCCATGGTCTAGATGCAGAAACAGAACTTTCAACCATTCTTTCTGCTGAAATCCTTGCTGAAATCAACCGTGAAGTCGTTCGTACAGTTGTTCTAACTTCAGCCGCAGGTGCTGTTGATACTACTAACCCAGGCGTATTCGACCTTGACGTTGACTCAAACGGCCGTTGGTCAGTTGAAAAGTTCAAGGGCCTAATGTTCCAGATCGAACGTGAAGCTAACGCTATTGCCAAGGCAACTCGTCGTGGTAAAGGTAACATCCTAATCTGTTCATCAGACGTTGCTTCTGCTCTACAGATGGCCGGTGTTCTTGACTACGCTCCTGCTCTAAACAGCAACAACCTCCAGGTTGACGATACAGGCAACACCTTTGCTGGTGTCCTAAATGGTCGCATTCGCGTCTATATCGATCCATATGCTGGTGGTAACTACGCCGTTGTCGGTTACAAGGGTTCATCAGCATTTGATGCTGGTGTGTTCTACTGCCCATACGTTCCACTACAGATGGTTCGTGCAGTTGGTCAGGATACCTTCCAGCCAAAGATCGGGTTCAAGACACGCTACGGCATGGTCGCTAACCCATTCGCTGCTGGTGCAGTCAACGGTGCTGCTTCAACTACAACTGGTGCGCTCGTTCAAAATCAGAACGTTTTCTACCGTCGTTTCGTTGTTGCGAATATCATTTGATGGGTATACTTTTTATATAAATACTCTTGCGAGAGTATT